TTGCACTTCTGTTCCGTATGCTGGCTCGTATGTAAACCCAAAAAGATTTATGCACATATCTTTTACAGGGTCTGCAAAATTGTACAACTTAACAAAAGGCCATATGTTGTAATGAGCGTACTCAATAAATTCTTCATCTTTTCGCTCAATGTCAAACTCTCCCCAACCTTTATCTCCCGTTGCGTTGGTTGTATTAATAACTAATTTACCTTTTTCGCTAATATTGTAATCAAATATTAGTTTGTTTTTTAGCAAAACCTCACCATAAATAATATTAGCAATAGTTGTTTTGCCTGCTTGTTTTTTTCCAGATATTCCTAGTATCATTAGTAAAGTCCTTCAACTTCGGGTAAGATATGTTTTTGTATTTTTTTAATAGACGTATCACCAATGTCTTTTTTGAGCATTGGAGGATATATAAGATTGAAAGTTCTGCTTAATTCCCTTTGTATTTTCATCCTGCCTTCTCTTCCTGCTTGATCGTTGTCTGTAAGCACGACAAGATTGGTTGCTCCAGATTGTATTAGCAATGTCTTCTGAGATTCTGATATATCTTTTCCGAAAAGACCTACTGCGTTTTTAACGCCCGCTTCGTAAAGTCTCCATACGTCACCTTGACCTTCAACTAGAAACAAAGTATTCTTGTCTTCTATCTCGTTAAAAGCATTATCGTAATTATATAAATAGTCTGTTTTTTTAAACCCACTAGAGAACAAATACTTAGGTTGGATGAAGTTCTTGGTCGCTCTAGCTATATAACCAACTTGCAATCCTCGAAAACTTACAGGTATAATTGCCCTATTCCACATCTTTGAGTTTTTATCTATACAATCTTTTACCTCAAAATGATCCAATGTTTCAGGTAAAAATCCTCGTTTTTCAAAATAAAACGAATTATTTAACGTTTCAACGTCACTGACGTATTCATTACTGTTAATTTTTGTGTCCCTTTTAAATATATTTACCATTTCTTCTAACTCAGTTTTTTGTACTTTAGGTTTGTATTCAACGCCTGAGTTATGATTTTTATTTATATTATAAATAGAACAGACAAACCTTAGCGTATCAGAAAATGTCGGGTCTTGTCTACAACCCCTGATGAATCCAAATATGTCTGAACCAAATTCTTCGTGGCAATTGTGAGTCCAGCACCTCCAGTTCTTATGCGTTAGGGATATAGACAACCCGTTGGGATTATCTCCACCATGTATAGGGCATGGCATAAAAAGATTATTATTGTTAATTTGATATTTGAGACCTAACTCATTAATGAGAGTATCTATATCTTCAAATATTTCTTCTTTAACTTTGTTTAGGTCAAGTTTTTGTTTTGTTCCATTCATACCAAAGTAGTCCACAGTTAGCGAGAGTGTAGGCAAACCAAACCAGAGCGTGAGGATAGTCCCTTTGCTTTAGGTTTGATATACAAGTTAGCACATAGCATAGTGTTGCTATAAACAACGGCACGATACTCATCTTGATTTCCTTTCAAAAGGAGTTGGATCAACTCCATCAAATCTTTCTTCATCTAATTGATAATATAAGTTCTCACCTTCTTGCTTTATTAAATTATATCTAGATTTAGTTCTAAATCCACTTACATCATACACAGTAGTAACATTGTAAATTTGCTGCACACTTGAAAGTATAATTGTTTCGTCATGCTTTGGTCCGCCTTTGAAGTGTGCTTTATACATTTTCTTCCTCAAAAGGTAATTCTGCTCCCTCTAGTGCGTCCACATCTCCGCACTTTAAAAATTCATCTCTAGTTCTTAACTCATTTAATAATGCGTGAGCGCCATCCATTCTGAGATTTATGTAATTACCATCTTGCATACCCGGACCATGACGAGAAACAATCGGTACAAGTTTACGATTACCTGCCCTTGGACCGTCCTCTGCTAGTTCCTCTGCTGACTTTTCTTTAAAGATAGAGAACGATGTACACAACCAGATAAGTCTGTCAGAACCGCTTACAGCGTCCGTAGATTCTTTTGTAATACCATCTCTATTTAACTGAACAAATGCAAGACATGCAAAGTCATACTTGACTGCAAGATTGTGCAAGTTTGTAATCTGGAATCCTAACGCTTGATACTCCTGAATGTTTCCAGATATACCAGCAGACGACATAAGTTTTAGATAATCATAGACAACCACACAATCATTAGTTCTTCCGTTTTCATCTGTTCCAACTTCTTGTATAACCCAACGTTTGATATGATTTAATATATTTTCAAACGGTGCGCCAGCAACGCTAACGTAAGTGTAGGGTATATCTTTTATTTCATCTACTGCTTTTTGGACTGCTATAAACTTTTCTTCGTCGTCTTCAAAACTGCCATTAGCTATTTCATTTATTGGAACGCCACTCAGACTAGAAAGTATTCTGTTGAGATGATCCTCTTTGCTCATTTCGGTGTCGAGCATAAGAACTGGAATTCCTTTTCTTGCAACGTTGACAGCAACATTATCACCAAATACAGACTTACCCACTTTAGGACGCGCAGATACCAGATCAACACATTTACGTCGCAAACCACCACCAATAGCGGCATCATACCTGTCAAACCCGCTAGGTATACCGATCTGGTCACACTTATTGCTAATAAGGAAATCAATGTACTCATCAACATCTTCGCCAATTCTTTCTGGTCTGTCTCTTGTGTCATCTTGCCGTAAGAATTCCGTAATAGGATTTTCAACAATTCCAATAATTTCATCAATATCTTCATCGCCATTTATATTATCAATGTCTCTACCAATCTTGTTAGCGAGACTTTTAATTTTTCTAGCAAATTCAAACTTTTTAATATCTGCTGCAAAGTGAATTACATTTTCTTTCTTGATGGGGAAGTCCATCAAGGTTTTAATATATTGCAACTCTTGTTTTGTTTGTATGGTTTCAGAGAAACCTAATTGGTCCGCAGCAGATAAAAGACTGGGAAGGTCAACAGAAGCTTCTTTAGATAGAATTTTTTCAATACATTTATATATCAATTGATTGTTTTGATTACAAAAACTATTGTGATCAAGGATGTCACTTATTTCAACGTATGATTCTAGACCGTAAGCGAAAAGACCAGCAAGAACTGCTGTCTCCGCGCCGTTGTCTCCTAATATTTTTTTCACTATCTTCTCCCGCAGCGATTGCAGCGATGGTATTCTCCATAGATCAAATTAGGATTTTCTAGAAAGGTTTTACCGCAGACACTGCATTCAACCTCAACCTTTTTTGCTTTACTTCTAGTTCTTGCGGTTCTCTTTCTACTATTGGACCATTCGTCTTCACCTTCAAGTTGAAATTCGCCTGTGTCTTGCCAGCGGTTTTTCTTCGCTTTCACTGGAGTTCTTCCTTTCTGTAGTTCGGATTTAGTTTTAGTAACACGAAAATCTTCATTTGCTTGTGTGGGCGCTTTTGACACGCTTACATCTTCTTTTTGTTCGGGTTCTTCTTTTTCAGATGCTTCAGACAAACTAGACATCAACTGTTCCAGCAGTGCCTGCTTTTGTTCACTTGTTAAATTTTTAAGCAAATCTTTATCTATCATTTCCTTTTACCTTTTTCAAAAAGTATATCTGCCTTCCTTCTTATATTATACTCTCTAGACTTAATGTTTTCAAGTCTACCTTGAGCAGTTAGTTTCCATTCATTGATTTTTCTTGCTAAGTCATCGTTTCTCAATATGGTTGCAACCTTAGTTTCATGTTTAGCATATGTATCCCAGACGCCGCTACTTATTAATTCAGATATAATACTTTGAAGAGAGTTCTCGCACCATCGTATTACATTTTCGCATTGGGCGCGTTCTGTTCCCACATGATCTGCATACTGCATTAGTTGGTAGGCGTAACCAAAACACTCGTCTTGATTTAATGTTTGCATATCATCTAATGAAAGCGTTTCCGCTACGGCAAATTCTGGATTAAACTTTGTGGGCGTTATGTTTTTAGCGGTTATGTAATTATCAATACCATCTAGAAACTCTTTCAATCTTTCAGCGGCTTTCAATTTGACTTCTCCAATCCTGTATGCTGTCTGAATATTTAAGAACTATTAAGTCTATCTCGTTTAGGTTACACCAGTCTTCTTTTATAAAGTCTCTCTTAACCGAAGTCAAGAACCCAGCTTTGGTTTTATGAAAAAACTTACAGAACTTGTAGTGCTGTTGTCCATGAACCTCAACACCTAACTGTAAATTCGGAATAAAAAAGTCCAAAAATAAAGTAGACCTTTTAGCTGGGTCTCTTGACCCCGGAAGTTTCATCTCTTCAACAATCGTGTAACCCGAAAACATTTCGTGTAGCAATTCTCTTGCTGCTATATGATACTTGGATTTAACAGTTTTGTCATCATTTTTTACAATATATTTTTTTAAGTCTACATTGTATTCTCTACCGTTTAATCCTACAACCTTCATATCACTGACTTAATTTCGTCGTATAGGAATTCTTGTATCTCAGGGT